AAACTTGCCACGACAGAGAGAGGCACTAGTGTAAAACACCTATGGCAATCACTACCGAATCGGTGCAGCAAGAGCGGGAACTCGTTGAGAAGAACATCAAGGCGCTGGAGGAGCAGATCAATCAGCTTACCCAGCAGCTTCAGCAGGCGAACACCAACCTGATCGCCAGTCGTGGAGCCATCCTTGCCTTCAACCGGCTGGTTGAGGTTTCCGGATCGAAGTCTGCGGCCGAATAAGCATTGTAGAATACGTCTCAATGCGCCCCACGCTGAGAAATTGGCGTGGGGTTTTTCCTTTTACAGGGCAAGCGACTCCAGCTTGCGGGTGAGGGGTTGACAACGTACGACACTGAAATGAGTTCGCCGGTAACAGGCTCAGACTTCCTACTTGCATCGAACGGTCAGTCCCTCTGCGAGCGTCTTACAAGCCTTCTTGGTCTCAACAGCAAGATGAAGCTGTGGTTTGACTGGGCTTTCGATGACGTCAGCGGCGAGGCCACCACCGAATTCAAGGCGATGTTCCTGCCTCCTCCTGGAACCATCATGGCCTACTACCTCAAGGCTCCTGAATCGACTGTGAAGTCCACAGTGGAGCGGCTGGGTCGTGATGATTCAGACAATGGAAATCCTTTCTGGGTGCTCTGCGATGGAGGCAACAACACTCCCGACCTTCGTGGTCGCGCCATCATCGGCGGCGGTGCTGGAACTGGCCTGACCGTCAGATCGGTTGACGGATCTTTCTTCGGCTCTGAAACGGTCACTCTGACCCAAGCGAACGTTCCAACCAAGGACCACTATCATGGGTTCGGTGGAACATTGAATCCTGCTCAACTTGCCGACGACGACCTCGCGTTCAATCAGCGGCCTTGGACTGATCCTAATGGTAGCTCGTGGCCTCAGAATGTTGTGATTAGTCAATCTGCAGCTGGAACAACAGCTCGCTCTACTGGATCTCTAGCGACCACAAACTCGATCGCGGTTGATTCCACCAGCAGCACCACTCTGACCCCTGTAAGCATCGTGCCTCCGGCGATGGCAATCTGGTACATAATGCGGACCGATCGTCAGGCATGAAGCGCCTTCAGCCATTAAAGGATGTTCCGATCCCTCTAAACGCTGGCCAGCTGGATCTCAGATCCCCTTCTGGCCGGACTGCTGAGGGCGCGTTTCGGCTCATCGTCAACGCTATCGGAGACAGTCGTGGCCAGCTGAGGCGACTTGGCGGGTTTAGGCGTCTTGCCCTGAGCGGCCCGATGGACGAGCAGGTGTTCGCTGTCATTTCCGACTATGGAACTGGCAGCTCGAACGAGATCGCTGTCTCGCAGCTGGTTAAAAGCTGGAGTCCGGAGTTTATTGTAACCGCTGGCGACAACGTCTACGAGCTATCCAGAGGCCTGACTGTTGATTCCACACTGGTCACAGTGGACTCGACCGCCTACACAGCGGATAACGCCACAGACCTGTCCTACGCGAACGAGCAGTTCGACGAGGTGGTGCTTCAGAAGTACGGAGATTTCGTCTCAAGCGGATCGTTCTACCCAGCGATCGGAAATCACGACGTCGACTACGATGGAACTGGGGCTTGGTTCCGAAGCAAGTTCCCCAGCCTGTTCCAGAACAACAAGAACTACTACACCTTCCAGCGAGGCGACATCGGCTTCTTCGTTCTCAGCTCTGGCTATCGCAGCGATGGGACGATGTTTGAGCCGGATGGCAACACTGAGACCAATCCAGTCAGCGCGCAGTGGACTTGGCTGAGGGACGCTCTGGCCTCAAGCGAGGCTAGGCTGAAGGTCGTTGTCTTCCATCATCCGCCATTCTCCAGCACAGCTGGGTATGCATTCGCGGCCTTGGACTGGGACTTCGATGGGATGGGTGCCGACATCGTCATCAATGGTCACGCACACAATTACCAGCGCTGGACCAACAAGAACATCCCGTACGTCGTTGCTGGCATTGGTGGAGCGGCTCTCTACAACTTCAACCAGAGCACCACTGATTCGATCGTGGACAATCCGCCTCGATTCGGTGCGTTGCGATGCACAGTCAGAGGCCACGAGCTGAAGATCGACGCGATTGCGGTGGGCGGCGCTATCATCGACTCGATGATTCTGTGCGCCTCGATGAACGAGGACCTGCACGATCAGCTTCCGACGTTCCCAGTTCCTAACTCCATCTCTCTGAGTGGCCCTGTGGTGACTGTTGTCTCTCCTCAGGGCTATGGATCGGCTTCTGCATCGGTTTCTGCATCGGCCCCAACAATCACTGTCGAGGCTCCGACTGTGCTGGCCAGGAACATCACCGCCGCCTACTTGAGCGGGCCTACGATCTCAGTGATTGCGCCGACTGTTTCAGCGTCTTCTTCACCATCAACTAACGAGTCGTGAGCCAATACATCACATTCCTAGCAAATATGCGTGGTGAGAATGGCGACACGCGCCTTCTTGCTGGCACTCGCTCGCGTCTCTTCTGCAATACAGGTCTGGATGGAAACTGGCGTGTGATCTATGACAACGCTGGCGGAGTGAGGCCTGAGGCTGGCGTCGCTGAGACTCGCTGGAAGTTCGCTCAGATTGGCGGGATCTCCATCTTCACAAACGGAGTCGACTCTCCGATCTGGTGGAGCCACGAAGGCGCTGGCGGTTCTGGCTTTGAGGAGTCCGCAGCGCAGATAGACGACCTCATCGCGCTGGACATTACAGTCGCAAAGACGGTCGGAGCTTGGCGTGGGTTCATGTTCCTTGGGAATACGGTCACTGAGGGCACGACCAACGTGAATCGCGTCTACTGGAGCGACTTCAATGACCCGCTTAGCTTCACTCCGCTGCCCGATTCTCTGGCTGGCTACATCGATCTGAGCGCAGACGAGCGTGTGCTGGCTATGGAGCCCATTGGCGGGCAGTTCAGGGTCTACACCGACAAGGCGATCTACGATGTGAACCTCGTTGGCGGCGATGAGGTGTTCAATTTCAGGGAAATCTATCGCGGACCATCAGCGCTTCGCTTCGAGAACTCGTTGGTCAACCTTGGATCAACCCACATCTACGCTGGCGAGGACACTGTGTACGTCCTTGGCGAGCTGGACAGGGCTCCTCAGCGCATCGACTGGATCTTCAAGGCTTCTGGAGCCATCTATGATGGTGTTCGTCCGGAATATCTGGGCGGAATCCCGTCCACCACGATTGGTTCCTATGGAAAGGTGAACCGGAAGGCCTGTTACAACGTCGTTGGTGGCTACAACGAGCAGGATCGTCAGGTTTGGATGTCTTGGTGCGCTGACGATGAGATCGTTCCAGCGCGTTCCTTGGTTCTTCAGCTCGATACCCAGAAATCCTGCATCGTTGACGCTGGATTCACTGCGTTCTGCGCGCATCTGCCGACCTATCAGGTGAGCGTGCGCAGGTGGCTGGCAGATTTGGGCATCTGCGACCCGAAAGCGGCCGGAAGCCTGATGGTGAAGGAGGGAAATCCGTACCCTCAGATCTACGTCGAGAACGAAACCCTCGATTACATCAGGAACCAGACCGAAAACGTAGAGCTTCCGTCTTCAGCTGGATCTTTGTGTCAGCTGACCGATCAGAACCCAAGCCTAGAGCCGGACTGCACTCCTTGCTCGAATGGGTACAAGTTCATTATGGCCTCCGCTCAGGACAAATGCCTGAAGGAGTACGATCCGGACTACTACGCTCGCGAAATCTGCATCACATCAGAGGCCAATCGAGGCTATCCATACTCCGCTTGGAGCGATACGGATCATCCGACCACATCGACCTGCAACGCTGCTCCTGGAAGCTACTCTGTGTCGTATGAGGATCGTGGTTACGTGACGATTCTTCAGACGGACTCGCAGGACATTGGCTCTCCGACGAACAAGACCGTTCAGCGTGTCGCTGTGGAGTACGATGCTCCTGACGTGGTAGATGCGAATGCTGCAAAACTGCATGTCGACATCGGCTATGGAGCACAGCCTAGGCAGCTCATCTGGCAGGACAGCACGCCTCGTCCTATCGATCGGTTATCGACCGAAGCTGAGGCTGCGTTGATAGCTGCCAATAAGCGGCCCAACCGGATGGCCACATTCCCATTCTTCAGGACTGGTTCTCAGATCGGATTCCGCATCATGGTCGCAGACGCGAACAAGGGTCCTGTCATTGGAGGCGCTGTCTCACTGAACGAAATGAGCGTTGGAATGCGGGTCTCGCATGGCGACTATTACTAGCACTAGGCACTGAAGAACCATCAACTCTACGTAAAACATCAATCTTATGGCAGGAGTCTTCAATCTTGGCGGTGTTCTCGATGCATTCAGCCCTCCGAAAATGGAGCGGGTGTACACCAGCCCAGAGCTTCAGGGCGAGATTGGCACCACGATCGGTGGAATGGGCCAGTATCGGACTCAAGCTGGCCAATCCCTGAGCAACTACGAGAAGGCCAACAGGGAAGCTATCAATCAGGCGCGTCGTTTGACCCAGCAGACTGAGGGTGAGGTCGGAGGCATGCTTGGTGGGCTACGTCAGTCCGGCTACATGTCCGATCGCGAGCGGGCTCGTGCGGGTGATCTCGCTGCGCTGAACCAGCTTCTCGGTCAGATGGGTGGTGGAATGTCTCGCGCCGACAAGGCTGCCGCCTCTCGTCTTGGTTACGCTGGTCGTCCTTCCAGCAGCTACTTGGACAAGCAGCGTTCCAGCTACATCGGTGCGTTTGGTGCTCCGATCGCCAGCCAGATCTTTGCTGGCCTGAACCCTGCCGCAGCTGGTGCTGCCAGTGAGAGAGTCTCCAACATCAATCAGCAGCTTGGGCTGATGGATTACCGCAACCAGATGCCTCTGGGTCTTGCTCAGCTGGAGCTCAATCCGCTTCAGGCGCTGCAGGCCGCTCGCGCTAACGAGATTGCCCAGCTTGGTGGCCTTAGCGATGTGGCCAGATCGAACCTCGCTGGATTCAAAGAACAGCGCAACAAGTGGGCTGCTGCTGCTGGTGCTGTGGATCAGAGCCTTAACTCCGCACTCGATACGTTCATGTCGCTCTACAGCGGTGGAATGGTTGGTGGAGGCGGTGGCGGTCTTCTTGGTGGATTGCTGGGTGGAGGCAAAGCTCAGACAGCTCAGCCTTCTAGGCCGCAGGCTGCATACACTCTTCCACAGCCGACCTACACTCCTCAGCCGGTAGTTGCTCCTAGCATTGGGCTGACAGCTCCGATCGGTTACGGAAACTATGGATTCACGCCACCTCCTTCTACTAGCTGGGGGCTTAGCTACAGCAATCCCTGACACCAATAACGCATACGATTTATGGCAACATACGGATCGACTCTGGACTCTTTGATGGCGAACCGAATCGGCCAACAGGCCGCTGACGCCGCAGAGCAGAATGCCTACCGCAACTACCTGAATGCGGTTGCGAACACCAATATTCGCCGAACCGAAGGCGAAGCGTTGGATCGCTATCGTCAGGGTGAGCTTGGCATTCGCGGCCAGGACGTGATGGGCATGAACGAGTATCGTCGTGGCCAGATAGGAATTGGCGAGACCGACGTTCGCAACAGGGGCTCGTATCAAAACGAGATGGCCCGCATTGCTGGCCTTGAGTCGATGAATCGGGCCGACGCCATTCGCGAGCAGAGCCGAATCGCAGAGGCTCAGATGAGGGCTCAGGAGCGCATCGCTGGATTGCCTTATGATAGAATTTCTGCTGAGCGCGCCAAGATCCTCGAGTTGATGGAAAAAAACCCAGATGCTGGCAGGGCTTTTTTGGGGATTAAGCCTACAGATCTTGATGTCATAAAAGAGAATCAGAAGATCGAGAGGCAGAACGCATATACTGCTGCCCTGATGGAGGAAACTCAGAAGGCTCTGAAGCAGTACGATGCTGATCAGCGGTGGTTTAATCCTGAAGACAGATCCACAGTAAGGATTAACGAGATCATGGCTACTGCTGGAATGACACCAGAGATGGCAGCTCGCAGATATGCAGAGGAGACGTTGGCTCCATTTTACGATAGGCAGCTACAAGACCTTCCTGTGAAGCCGAAGAGCGTCGATCCAGCTCCAGCCGCGATCGTTGATGATCGCTTGTCTCAGGTCGGTCAAGCTTGGCGAGGTATGGGGATGATGCCTCCTCAACGCATTGGAGCGATCTCTCCTGATATTGTCAGTCGTGCTAAGCCTTCTGGCGTGAGTCTCGGATCTTCAAGGTATGATCTCACTACGCCACCATCCCAATAGCGTCAGTAAGCCGACACTAACATGCCTCAATTCAACTGGGCTCTGGCTAGGGAGGATGGATTCAGCGATGCGGAGATCGCTGACCACCTTGGAAAGACCTATGGCTTCAATGCTGCCCTAGCGAGGGCTGATGGTGCCAGCGATGCTGACATCATCACCTACCTCAACAAGAGGGCTGGCCTTCAGGATCAGATGGCCCAGCTCAAGGAAGAGGGACGTGCCGCACAGACCAGACTTGAGACGTTAGAGGCCTACGAGTCGGACAAGGATGTTCCGCTCCTGATGCGGTCTGAACTGGGGCGTCAGACTGCTGGCGGACTGGCCAGAATGGCTGGCGGAGTCGTCGGACTTGGTGCCGCTTTAACTCCTGGAGAAGTATCAAGGAGCCTGCTTGAGACGAGTCGCGAACTGTCTGGGATGGCTGACATCCCGATGACGGCCCCAAAGTCTTTTAGGGAAATTAAAGATGCTGGAGATGCGACTGGATACTTAGGAGCACTGCTTGCTCAGCAGATTCCGCAGATGCTTGCCACTGGCGGCACCGCTGGAGCTCTCGGAATGACCGGCCTTGGAGCTCGCACAGCTGGATTCCTTGGGCCGATGCTTGTAACTGCACCGCAAGAGGCTGGTGCCATTTACTCTGACATTGTCGACGCCACTGGAGATACTGGATTCAGGCAGCGTGCCGCAGCGGTTGGAGGCGGTCTCCTAAGCGGCGCTCTCGAGTCGATGGGAATCGAATCCACAGTGGCCCGCCGTATTCTCGGAGAGGCTGCTGATGATGCCGCAAGGGAGTTGGTGCAGCGTGGCATTCGTGGAGCTGCTGGAGAGGTTGCGCGTGGCGTTGCTAAAGGAACTATCACAGAAGGCCTGACCGAAGCTGGACAGGAGGCTACTGCAATACTGGCCACTGGAGCAGGAGGTGGCGAACTGCCTTCAGCATCAGAGGCAGCGGCTCGGATTCTTGAGGCTGGAGTTGCTGGCGCTGCTACTGGCGGCGTGATCGGAGGAATCCAGTCTGGTGTCGGAAGAAGGGCGGATGCTCTCCGAGAGGCTCGTCTGGAGCAGGAGCTTCAGGATTACTTTGGTCGTCTTGGAGCTAGGTCTGTTGATCGTGGCGATGTCGGCGCTGTCTATGGAGCGCCGCTGCAGGCCCCCTCCGCAGAGACTGGCACTCCGATCTCCACAGTCGGTGGAATCGCACAGACCTATCTTGGTGAAGGAAGATCTGTTGGCCCTGCCGGAACACGTCTCAGCAACGCTGAACGTCGTCGTCTGGAGGCGGAGGGAATGTATCAGGAGGCTCCCGCTCCCGCAGCAGAGGTTGCCGCTGAGCCGCAGATCGGACAGTACCCGCCTGAAGGCTTTGGCACTGGGGTCATCCTGAGCCAGCAAGAGGTTGAGCGTCGCGCTGCGGTGCGGCGACTGGTTGCTGAACGCAATAGGGCTGAAGCCGAAGCCCGCAGAGTCGAAGCCGCTGGACGTATCGTTGCCAATCCTCAGGAGGAGGCACGCATTATGGCCCAGCTTCAGGAGGAAGAGGCTGTAGCCAGAGCCCAGATGGCCGAAGAGGAAGCGCGCATTATGGCCCAGCTCCAAGCTGAGCAGGCCAGCGTTCCTCTAGGAAGACTGGAAGCCGCTCAGGCGAGCCGCTATGGGGCCGCCACGAGGCCGATAGCTCCAGAGCCTAGGCCGACCCTAGGAATGAGCCCAGAGGTCGCCCAGCGCCTCCGAGATCTTCGCGCACAAGAACAACGCCAACTCCAACAGATCAATGAAGCCCCAGTCCAAGTTCCAGAAGCTCGTCAACCAGCTGTCCAAGAAGGGGGTCAAGGAGCCCAAGGCACTGGCCGCGTGGATCGGCAGGCGGAAGTACGGCAAGGACAAGCTCCAGCAGATGTCACAGGAAGGGCGGAAGTAGCAGCACCATCGGATGCGCTTCAAGGCGGTTATCAACCTTCATTATTTCAGCCAGGCGGCCCGCTTAAAGCCATTGGAGGAAAGCAACTAGTAGTAGGTGATACAGTTATCCAAGTAATACCGTCTCCAGAAAATCCGAACATTGGATTTATAACAGGACTTAAAGGGCGTGATATTGCTGGAAAACTTCCAGAAGTCGCTTCGGCGCTTAAGGCGGAAGGGTTTAACGACATTGAATACAGGCCTGACAATGAAGATGGAAGGGCCGCAGCTAGGATTCGATTGTTTGAATCTATTAAGCCAAGGTTAAAACAAGCACTTGAAACAGCAGCTATACCTCAATCTCCAGCTCCAGCTGCCGCCCCAGCTCCAGCTCCAGCTCCGATTCCTGTCGAGAAGCCTGAAGACATAGCTCGCATCAACTTCATCGACCAAGTAGATGGCGCGGCGGCAAACCTTGAGTCTCCAGCTCGTCTTAGGAGTCTTGCAAAGAAGGCTCTCCAGCTAGGCTACATTACAAAAGCTGACCACGACGAGGTGCTCAGCGTGCAGAAGGAGCTTGGAGGCAGGGAAGATACGGCAGACGCATTTGACGAGCTCCTGTCATCGCTGAACAGGAACATCCCAGCGCCAACTCCTGCTCCTGCTCCTGCAAAAGCCAAAGCTCCAGCAGCTGTTCCAACTCCAGCTGCCGCCCCAGTTTCAGCTCCTGCTCCCGCAGCGCAGACTGGTCTTGTCTACGCAGACGAGACTCCATTGGCCAGCGGCGACAGCATCAAGCTGAGCAACAAGGCGTTTGGTCCTGAGACTTCAGCTAAGCTGGGCAAGAGCATCATCAATGGCGTTGTTGGTCAGAATCCTGATGGAAGCGTTACGGTTCGTGTGACCGATGCTGGTGTCACGACTCGCAGAACCAAGGCCGCTCGCGCCACGCCGACTCTCGTTCAGAAATCGGGAGTGTCTCTCGGAGATGTGCTTACCTTCAGGCCGCTTGCGGAAGGCGGCTATAGCGTTGATCGGGTGAGCGCTGATGGAACCACGTTCCCTCAATTTCGAATCAAGAGCGCAGCCGGACTGTTTACGAAGCGGTCTGCTGAGGCCAAGCGAGAGCCAACGAAGACAGAGCAGAAGGATGCCGATCGCTCCAAGGCTCTTGGTCTTATTGCTGAGGTTATATCCAGCGAGAAGTACTCTCAGTTCGAGAGGCTTCTGGATCGCTCCATCTTCGGAGAGGAGACAGCTGAAGAGAAAGCCGAGAGAAACGAGTTCATCGCTTCTCTAAGCGATAGCGATAAGATCATCTACAAGGCTGCGTATTTCTGGAAGAAAGGACCGCAGCAGATCGCGCTTCGTTTCATGGAGGCAGCTCCAGGCGTAGCCGCTGATCCGGCTGCGTATCAAGACAGGTGGGACAACGAGATAGCAAAGTTCCTAATCAGAGGTCTTAAGGACAAGGAGTGGGCCGCCAAGTGGTCTCCAAGACTGGCGCAACGTTCCATCGTCGTGGACGCAGTGCGCGAAGCAAAGCGCAGTCCAGTCTCTCTAGCTGAAGAGACACAGTCTCAGGCCGAGACTACGACCACAGGCCAGCAGGCGCGAAAGGAAGAGATCCCTCCAAGCGAAGCAATGGTCTCTGCTTCTGCGGCAGACATTCGCAGGTTCAATCTGAAGCTCATCAGCGATCTTGCTGAATTCATTGCAGGGCTCGAGCAAAGGAATCGAGGCGTTCTCCTGAATCCTGAACAGCTTAGGGCAGCATTCGACAGGGTTGTCAGCAGCTTCGATCGGGCGTCGTTTTCCAAAGCGTTCTCTGGATCTTCAACCGATGTCATCAGGACTCAGCTGGATCAGGCATTCCAGAAGGTTGTCGACCTCTACAATGAAGGAGGAGCTGCACGCCTTGTTGAAGAGGCGGATGCGTACGATCGAAACGAGGAAGACGTTGTAGAGCTTCTCAGCCGCAATGTCGGCCCAGCAACCGGACTGACTGTTGCTGCTGTTGAGGATCGCCTTCTCTCTCGGTTCGGCATTCAAGCTGGCGGATTGGTTCGTGTGGTGAACGACCCCAACGCGAACTTCGATGGCCGCATCTTCATCAGCAAAGCGGACGGTCGAATCGTTAGGATCGAGATCAACTCCGCAAAGGTCTCCTCCGCAGCGGACATCGACAGGGTCCTGCTTCACGAGGAGTCCGAAGCCGCGAACGCGAATGGAGAGCTTGCCGCTGAGATCTCACAGGTCACGCCAGATGAGGCTGCTGAGATCGCTGCTGAGGTTGCCCGACTTGAGTACGATCCTGCCGCAGTCTCTCGCGAAGAGGACGCCCGCAAGGTCGAGCTTCTTGCCAAGGCTTGGAGCGGACGCAACTGGTTCCAGCGCATCACCGGACGCGTGCTTGCGTGGGCCAACAGCAAGGGTGTTCGGCTGACTCGACTCGCCGCTGAGTACATCGCTGCCAAAGCGGTGGCCAAGGTTCATGCGCGTGTGTCCCGCCCATCGACGACATACACAGTCAATGGGAACGAGGTGGTCGAGACGCTGTCTTCAAACGCTGATACGTTGGCCTACATCAGCGACATTGATCGCAGGTATCTTGATGCGGTTTCGTCTGGAGATCTTGAGCTTGCTCAGCGTCTTGTAGATGAGGCCGCTAGGGTCGCTGGTTACACATTGACTGGTTATCATGCGACTGGAAGCCAGTTCCAATCGTTTGATCCCGAGAGATCTTCCGTATGGGGTGAGTTCTGGTTCTCTGCAGAGCCGAACTCTGGGCAAATGGGATCTGATCGCGGAATCAACCTTAGAGCGTTTGTAAATCCTGGACGTGTTGGATACGGACCTGAAGCTCTTCGTGATAGACGTATTCTGCTGATTGGTGACGGTCAGGGAATTCGTGGAGAAGAAGCGAGGCAGGCTGTGTCTGACTACAAGTACGACACTGTCATCCTAGATAACTTTGCAGGAGCCGGATCTGCATCTGGAAGAGCGTTCGTCGTCTTCTCTCCATCTCAGATAAAATCTGCAGATCCTGTCACATACGATGCGTCTGGAAACGTCATCCCTCTGAGCCAGCGGTTCAATCTTCAGTCAGCAGACATCAGGTACTCGAAGACTCCTTTCAAGACGCGAGCTCAGGTCGAATCAGAGATTCGCAGGCCTGGGTTGGATTTCTACCAAACAGTTCCAATCGAGCAGTCTGCATCGGTGCAGCGCGGACTCCTTCCAGCAGGGCTTGGAACACAGCTGGCTGGACTCTCTGAATCTGCTGAGCGTGGAATGCGCTGGCTGAAGTCCCTGAACGAAGTCTCTCAGTCCTCAGTTCCGCTGTCGTCGATCAGGCCGAATGACCGTAACAAGGGCAGCTTCAGCTATGCGGTATGGAATCAGGGCAAGAATATCCTAGACGTTCTCGCTAAGAAAAAAGCCAAGCTCGAGGTCCTTCGGGTGCAGATGACATCTCCGAAGATGATCTCTGATCTTGCGGAGGCGATCGCTGCAAAGTCTGCAGCCTATGTCGCTGAAAACTCTCAGAGAGCCCTCCTGAAGGACTACTACAATTACATCCGCAACGACCTGCGCACATTCGCTGGAGTTGATGCAGCTCTTGAGCGGGCCAAGGTCAACGCAACCAATGCAGCCTTCTACATCAAGAAACAGAACGCTGACGTTGCTAAGGCCATAGACATCATCGCAGAAGCTGTTCCGGACTCGGTCATCGCAGCCTCGAAGGCAGCTGGCAACAACGACGCGATCATCAAGTACGTCGTCGACAACAACATCCTCAGCGGAAAGGTTCTTCCTGAGACGATCACCACGCTTCTGACGCCTCCGGCTTCTGGTAAGCGTTCTGTTCTCGAGTCGTATCGAGGTCTGGCCTCTTCGCTAAGGACGATCAAGGACTACAAGGCGAACATCGATCTTGCTGCTGCAGACCGGAAAGCCTTCGAGGACTACTTCGCGCTTTCTTCAAGCTCTGCTGCTGCGAAGTCCAAGAAGGTGTCCATTGAGGATTTCGCGAAGCGGTACTACAGGGATCGGTCCGCAAAGGAAGATGCGCTTGAGCGGCTCAAGGCGCTGAACCGAGAGATCCAGAGAATCGACAACGAGTTTGGAGCCACGCTTGAGCAGATCGCTCTGCTAGAGAGCGTCGTTGCATCTCCAGAGTTCAAGGATTCGTACGCGACCGCCACCAAGAACCTTGGCTACTCCAACCCAGAGATCCTTGGAACCACTGATCCTCGTGGACGTGGTGAGCGCTGGGTTGTTGATGGTCAGGAGTACTTCTTCAACCCTCAGCTTGATGTCACGCTGGACACTCAGGCTGGCATCGACTTCTACAAGCTTGTGGCCGCTGTGGAGGCTCGCCTTCAGCAGCTACGCTCGAACCCAGCCGACGCTGATCCTGTCGAACTGGAGTCGCTTACCGGACTCTCTGAGAGGCTTAGGATTTACGGCCCTCAGACCGCATCTCCTGCGCTGACCTCTGGGTTTCTGAATCCTTTCTCCCTGGGCAGAAGGATTCCTGGAATCAAGGCGCTGGTGAATCGGATGACGCTGGCTCGATTGATTCCTGGACCGATGGGCAAGAGGCTTTCTCTGCTCAACTCCATCCAAGACTCACTCGAGAAGAAGCTGTCCGCTGTCAAAGCCAACAAGTTCTTCGGAACTCAGGCTCTGAAGGTTGCTCAGTATCGGGCCATCCAATCTCATCCTGGGATGGATCCAATGGTCTGGCGTGAAGAGGTTGCAAACGAGCTCCTCAACTCCCGCCAGAACGACAGGGATCCGATGATCAAGGTTGGCGAGGCCACACCATTTGGCCACATCGTCACCAAGGAGGATCTCGCTGCCATCGAATTGATGGCACGCTTCTCGGATCAGGTGTACGCAGTCACTAGCGGTGATTCTGCAGGCGGAGTCGTCAAGTACTTCCCAACGCTCATCAGGGAAGGCAATCGATTCAGGAGGGCGTTTGCCGCAGGCGCTGCAACCACTCCTCGTAGACTGCTAAGGGAGAACTATGCCGGATCACCGATCTTCTACGTTCAGAAGATCATCGACGCGATCAACAACAACAAGGATGAGAACGCGCAGCTCAAGGCGATCGAAGCAATCTTCGATGATCCCACTGCGTTCATAAAGATCCTGAGGCGATACGTTGCTGAGACCAACAGCGACTTCCAGAACACCAGCGACTACGCGAAGATCTACGAGCAGCTGGCGATCCGCTGGCGCAAGGATCCTGCATCGGCACCAACGACTACCGACGAGCTCGTCAGTCAGATCGCTGGAATGGTGCCGACAGCTGGACCAACCGCAGACATCGAGTTGGAAATCAAGCGCAGCCTGCTCGATGAGGTCCGCAAGTTCTCGATCGCGATCGACAAAGAGAAGCTCGTCAGCCAGAAGGAAGCTCGCGACTACATCGAAGAGAGCTCGAATGGTTCAATCAGTGGCGGAAACGACAAATCTCAAACCGCAATCGTCAGTGTCGTGGATGGACTGAACCAGTTCACCAAGCCTCGCGGTAAGATGGTGGCTCCTGGCGTGTTCTATTCGTACACGTTGTCCACAGACGCTGAGATGAACGGGCTTCTGGTTGCCGCCCAGATTCCTTCCCTGATTCAGATCGCTCGTCAGATGATGGATGTCGAGTCAGCGCTGAAGCAGTACATCATCAACATCGGCGAGCGGATGAAGAATGATCCGGAATCGCTGAAGAAAGACATCAAGAGCGGAAAGATCTACATCGATCGCTCGCAGGCCGAGACGTTGCTGAGCCTGACTCAGACGCTTCGAGACACGTTCACCCAGCGTGTTCAGGGCATCAACGTCTACGACGACAGCGGTCTGCTCGGCCAAGTCGGACTGGCGCAGAAGATCCTGCTGCTCACGACGCCGATGGTTCCGATCACGAACTACCTGTTCGGTGTGGCTGGCGGCGATGTTGTCGCTAGGGCAATGACTCGAGGCAAAGGAATCTCTTCGGCTCCCAGCGCGCTCCTGTCCGCTGGAACAAAGCCGATCCTTCGCCTCATCGAGAGGGCTGTGGTCAATAACAAGACCCTGTCCGATGTCATCCGGAGAAACCGAAGGGCCTTTGGAGCGTTTGCCGAGAGGTTCATCAGGGTCTCGGACGAGTACGCTCGTGTCGCTCAGATGGCCAAGATGGGCGGCTGGTCACCTGAGGCTGCGAGCCCGCTGGAAAGCGCAAAGCTCATCTCTGAGATGGGCACGTATGGGAATGTGGTTCGTCAGCCTGGAGAGGTTGACTCTAGGGCGACTCGTCTGATCGACAGGATGTTCTCCAATCGGGCTGTCGCGTCGCTCAGGGAGTTTATGATGAGCATGCAGCCCAAGGCTGACGAGCTCGCCAACGATGAGATCTCGAGATCGCTCCTGAAGCATCTGGCTGTGATGTTCATGGCCGGTGAGCGCATGATGCAGATTCGTTCCAAGTCAGGTAATCCTGGCTGGGACAACTGGGCCAACCCCGACAACGTCATCAGCTCCAAGGAGGCCTTCGCGAATGCTGGCTGGACGCCTGAGCAGCTGATCATCCTGAAGGATATTCTGGTGCCCGCAGGCAGCCTTGAGTTCCTGCTGACCGACTATCACAAGCGGGTCGAAGCTGCCAGAAAGGCCGGAACTGACATCTACTCTGTTCCTCTGATCGCTGATCAGAACGCTGAGTCCGATGTGTTGATGCGTGCGTTGGCAGCATCCAACCTTCCTGTCGATTCTGCTCGTGCAGATGTCATCAAGACTAGGGGTGGATTCGGGCGCGCCATTCGGTTCCTGATCGGATTCCCAGGCTGGATGTCGAACTGGCTTGGAACCCTCGAGGGGCTTTCTTCTGTCAGCACTGAGCGGAAGAACAAGTACATGTCGGCAGCGATTCAGCTCGCATCGTTCGCGGTGCTGATACTCCTTCTAATGCTTGCAGGGATTCCTGCGAACGAGGCCAAGAGCCTTGCCTATGGCGTCATCACTGGAAGGCCATACTCGCAGACGACCATTAGGGACATCATAGCTGATCCGTCCGTAAAGAATCTGGCCAAGCTTGGCGGCGTTTCGATTGCCGGAATGGTTCCCTACTGGGGCGAGATCGCTGCCGGATTCGTTGGCGCTCAGAAGAATCGAGCCGACCTCACCGATCTCACGAAGCTCAGCCCGCAGCTTGGTGCGATTTCGACGCTTGCAGGTGCGCTCAAGTACGCCAACTCCACTGGCGATTACACTGGCGCTGTCCTCTCAGCGGTACGCGGCACGCTCCCAGTCCTCAATCCGGTAATGAACCGGATCCCGTCTGTTGGGTCTCGAGATGCGGTTGCTGATGCGGTTCGCGTGGCCTCAAGAAATGCCGGAAGCCTTGAGCTGAAGACTCGTGGCGGTGGTGGAGGCGGAATGGAGCCGACCGAGTTCAGCTCGCTGATCCGACGCGCGGTCGCAGCCAATGCGGCTGGAGATACTGCTGGTGCTCAGCAGCTGCTGAACAGGGCTGCCGAAGTGAAGGCTGCTACTGGAGTGTCCGATCCTTGGTCTGCGGTGAAGTCTTCTCTCAAGTCTCAGTTCCCAGAGCAGAAGGCGTTCGGTCGCATGCTGTCTGCCGACGAGAAGATTGGACTGCGCTCACGCATGAGCCCAGAGCAGCGTGCGGTGTTCGATCGTGGAGACGCTGCGATCCAGAAGCTGGTCGATGGAATCAAACCCAAGTCCGAGCGATCTGGTGGAATGCCTTCCGCTATGCGACGCATCAGGGCTTTGACTCGAGGCCCGAAGGCGCTCCGCATGATCAAGACCAAGATCAAGCAGCTGCGCCCCAAGAAGCTGAAGCTTACGCGCGCCGGACGGAGCGGCTCAGCGCTGCCTTCACTAAGGTCTCCACAGATGGCGGCCTTGGGACGCGCTTCCCTCGCACAGCGTAGGCGAGTGGGGTCGATGTCTCCCTTGGGTCGAGGCTACGCCTTAGGAATGCCCGCTGCTTCCATAGGGATCTAAGCGTCACGTTGCATCCCCTGAGGAAGGCGTCCGCATCTGCGATCGCCACCCTATCCCACGACGACAGCGCCGAGAGCTGTCGAACCTTGGACCTATTGAGTCCGGAACGCTTGGCCACTTCGTCGTGGGTCAGGTTCCTCGTCGCGTTTCCCCTTCCGGTTCTCGCAAGAACTCGGATCAGATTCGGAGGGAATGCTGCGAGCGTTTCTCCAATGAAGTCCTTCAATGAAAGAGGTGTCGGTCTATTCCCGACTGTCACCCATCCGAAACGGTCGGACGAGACTCACCACGCGTTCACTGTCGTCTCCCGACGACGAGGAGGTGTTTAACACCAAGCTTGGTGTGTGTCAATTCCGATCAGAACGGAACGTCATCCTGCACTGGGGCCTGAAGAGGAGGCTGAATCCGAGCAGGGGTCGCGCTCGGCTCACTCTGGATCGGCTGGCGGACTCCAGTATCCACAGGCTTGCCCAGCAACTGCAGGCTGTTGGCGACAACGATGAGCTTGCTGCGCTTCTGCCCGTCCTTCTCCCACTGCTCCATCTTGAGGCGACCCTCGACGAGGACCGGATCACCCTTGCGGAGGAACTTCTCCACGACAGCTGCCACCTTACCGAAGGTGTCGATGTCGATGAACGTTGCCTCTTCCTTCTTCTCCCCGTTCTCGGTCTGCCACTTGCGGGTTACGCCGATCGTGAACTTCGCGATCTGTGTTCCGTTCTGGAGTGAACGGATCTCGGGATCACGAACCATATTGCCGACCAGCGTGACTTGATTGAACGATGCCATTGTTAGTTCTTGGTTTGTTAGTTCTTGGTTTATACGAACGGTCGCACATCAGTGATGTCGGCGATGATCTGCAGGTTTCCCACAGGGTTCATCTCGATGTCACAGGGTGTGACGACCGCCTTTCTACCTTCCGCTACTGCGGAGGTGAAAACAAATGTGATGGGTGTTCCATCAGGAAGCTTCAGCCCCTTGCCGCTCTTCACAATGTAGTGGCTGTTGGGCTTCCAAGCTATGGATCTTCCCTTCACTCGGACATTGGACGGCTCCACGTATGCGAAGTTGTCCATTCCGAACTTCTCCTTGGCCTCAGCAACGCCCTTCCTCAGGACGTTCGGGTCTGGGAACACGTACCTAGCCAGTATCTTCGGGCTGGTGTGTCCGCTGATCTTCGACGCCATCACTGTGTTCATGTTGGAGTTGGCCAACATCGTGATGAATGAGCGGCGCATCGAGTGGATCGACACGCCCTTGGACAGGCCCGCCTTTCGGAACATGTTCAGAGACAGCCTTCTGATCAGGCCGGTTCTGGTGTCATCCCTCAGCCTGCCGCCAGCCTCTGGGCACACGAAGTCATCCGGATCGTGCTTCACCTGAGCCATCGCCTCGATCGCCTTCCCAAGCTCGTCTGATGGCGAGAATGGAATGACCGCAGCGGCCTTGCTCTTCTTACGGCGAACGCTGATGTAGCACTGGTCCATATTGATGTCTCCCCAGCGCAGCGCGCAGCAGTCGACAAGGGCCATCCCGCTGTTCCAAGCCAGCGTGTAGATCCAGTTGAGCCAGTGACCTTCGGAGACCTGCTTGAGCTTCAGGTATTCCTCAAGAGTCATCGGTCGCACGTGACTTGAGATGTTCTCAGTCACCCTGTTCCTGACCACGTGATGTGGGCTGCGCTCGATGTAGCCAAGCCGCTCCATCCACAGGAAGAACCGTTTCACGCGACCCCACCTGTTGGTTGCCATCATCGTGGTGTGCCGGTCCTGCATGAACTTGATGTACTCATGCAGCATCTCGACTGTGACCGACTCGTAGCCACCCTTCCGCATCCACTTGAGGAACTGGTTGAGCGCCTCCTTGTTGAACGAGATGGTGTTGTAGGTGAGTCCGACGAAGTCCATCTCGTAGTACTTCGGAAGCAGCGACTCGAGCTGATCCGAGTTGAACGGGATGGATGCAGGTTTGAATCTGCCTGCGATCGGGTTCACTGGAAGATCGATAAGAGGCTGAGCATGAGCATCGTGATTGCGATCTCTAACAAGATCAGCGCGATGTCCCACAGCCGCATGAGAAGCTCCTTCATTCATCGATAGGGTCCTTGTCCCGAACGTTCCTGAGGACGGCCCAGATGCCACGCATGTACTGGAGCCTAGCCCTGCAGTTGAGTGATGTGTTGGAGAGATCGGCCAAGCTGTGATGCATGCCGTCCAGTGAGCGATCGTTGACCGCCTGCTCGAACTTCCTGAGCGCCTCGCGCATCGGCTCGATGCGGATCTTCATGTCTGCGAAGTTGCTGGTCATCTTCTCCCGCACGCATTCGCTGACCTCCTGCTGTGTCTTCGGTGATAGCATAGTTCTATTGGTTGTGTGTGAGGTGTTTTACACCATTGGTACTGCAAGTCAATCCTTGTGGAGCACACCGAATGCGGCGGCTGCCAACGTTGCGTTGTAAGCGTGTAGTCTTATTTCTCTATACGTTGTCGGTAGATCACGATTCCTTAAAACGATCTCGATCTGTTCTGAAACGCTGTCAGCAACGTCGTCGAATGATGCTCGCTCTCCCCACTTGAATCCGTCTGTGTACTCGGCATCTGTCATACCCAAGGCCGCCCTTGCGATCGCCTCGGAAGCTTGTACGGATCCGGCTCTTTCTGCGACTCGTGACGCAAGCTGTGCTGCGTTGAAACAAGCGTCGTGAATGTAGTCTTCTGTGTATGTGCTCATGGTTGTGTGTTGGCTGCGATCTTCTTCCTGCACGCTGCGATGATTGTGATGTCGTAGGTCTTCCTTCTCAGATCCAACGATGAGATCGGCTGAGTTGCTGACTCCCTGATGTACTCCACCACCTCATCCAGAACCTTGTCGTAGTCCACCTTCAGCAGGCCAAGGCCTTCGCTGGAGATGCGTTCGGCATCGGCCATGCCCAGTGCGGCATACCCGATCCATTCAATGCCGACATATGTTTGCTCCTTGTTGAGCCTCCCTGCCAGCATGAGCGCAATGCACGCTGTGTTGTATGCGTAGTCTTCGGAATCCTTGTCGGCCATTCTCATGCTGCACCTCCGATCGCATCAGCGCAGAGCCGGTCGATGTTCTTCTGGGCGTCGTCATCCCACAGGTGGTCGGCTCCCAGTGTTGCGATCAGTCCATTCTGAGGCTCGCAGTCTAGCCTATGCAGCTGGATCGAGTAGACTCGGTAGTCGTATGGTGAGAGAGGCTTCCTAAACGAAAAGCCAGCGCGCCTCAGCTCCAGTCGCTTGGGCATTTTGTTCCTTCCTGTGCATCTGATTACTATGGCGCGTCCAGAATCGAAGATGTCGATTGCGCTGTGGTATTTGATCCAGTTCACATCCTTTGAGTATCTTCCATCGGTCTCCCTAGAGGTTCCGCATTGGAGGTGGTGGTGGTGATCACCTGTTGGGCTGATGGTATGAACCACCCGCTTCCTTGGGTTGCGCATAAGGAAGTCCGTCCTTGCTGCCGACTCCAATCGCGAATCGAAGAGCTGATGCGATGTGTATCGTCGGGACATAAACAGACTGCTGCGCTCATCCGGAAGCGGCGTCAGCTTGTGCGCTGATGGGCGATTGAGCATCCGAGCGAGGACCATTGCGTTCCTGCGCTTGTTGATGAAGCGGGCCACGCCAGATGGAGAGGCGGCCTTGCAGCCATTGAACCTCGCGATCTTGGTGATGTGGAACCGCTCCCAGTCTATCTTGGTCTGTGGTTGTTGAGTATCCATATGATGCAGGCGATGATCGCCAGTATGGTGTAGATGGTGATGGTGATTTGATGCGTGAGCTCAGGTGTCATGCAGGATCATTAGAATGCTCCGGCATACTTGGAGTCCATCCGAGAGAGGATGTCTCCAGCAGCCTCGGCGGTTATGGTTCTGATCGCTTCGCTGTCGCGGAGGATGTCGACGTTGACCTTGGACATCAGCGCGTAGATGTCGCTGGCAGCCTTGTCCAGCTTGGGATCGCCATTGATGTTGTACTGCGGAACCAGTCGGGCGATGTCGAGGATTGCCTTGTGGGTGGACTCGTAGACGCGACCGTCTCGGGACAGCACATCGACCATCCGCTTGATCGGATCGATCAGCCGGTACCAGATCTCCTTCTGCGCATCCTCGACGCGCTCCTTGATCATCTCCTCGTACTGCTCGCGCAGATCACGCTCGATGTTGGGGTCGCCGAATCGGATCGCCTCGCTGGCAGGCACAGGCTTGATCTCGATCTTGTGAGCGAACTTCTCACGCATCTGCTGCTCGCTTGGGTAGTCAGCCGGATCGAACAATCCATTCAGCTCGATCCTGCGGACGTGGATCAGGTCCTGATAGCGTGAGAGCAGATCGGCCACGCGATTGTCCACCTCGGTGAGATGCGGCTGCATCTTGGCGCGGTAGTCCATCAGCCTGCAGGAAGGGAGCAGACGATCACCGTCATCGTCCCAAGGAAGGGTCAGCCCGTCATGCTGGCGACGTGCGGCAGCGAAGGCGGCGTTGACTGGGTTGATGTCGCTCTTGTTGAGCAAGAGCTTGTTGAACCGACCGATGTCTCCGGTCGCGTTGTGGTTTGCGGCGACCTCCTCGGTGGCCTTGGCGTCGAACTTACGGGCCGACCACTTGGAGGTGCGGAACGATACCAGCAGGTACTTCTCGTGTTGCATGATACTTGTGTGTGTTTGGTGTTGTTGTTGAACAGTGGCGCATGGCCACACTCCGACCCACCAGCGCATCGCACTGATGGATCGTGTGTGTGGTCACTCGTTGATCACGAGGACTTCGCCGAAGGGTGGCTTGAAGTGCCTATTCTTCTGGGTCAGAGCCCACAGGACTGGACAGGAAGGCTCCTCACCGAATGAACTGCACTCGCCATCGGTGATGTAGACGACCGCCTTGGCATCGTTGTGACGTGCGTTGACCGCTCGAAAGACAGGAGCGAAGTCGGTTCCGCCACCGCCGACAGGCTTGAGGTCGCTGATGTCGTTGACCACCTGCTCTGTCAGGTGTGTGTCGCACCACAGGACGGTGATGCCTTGGGTGTGCTGCTCCTCGTAGACTTCGAGTGCTGCGATGATCTCGGAGAAGACACGTGGAAGAATGCTGGTCATGGAACCAGACGTGTCACCAGCCAGCACCACCTTGCCGATGCCATAGCTGTCGAGACTTGGGAGCACGATGCCACGATTGAAGTAGCGTGGATTGGGTCGCTGCCACGAGTAGTCGGATCGAGCACGCTCGCCGATGAACCGCTGCAGCACGTCACGCCAGTCGACCTTGGGCTCGAGCACCTGCTCGATGATCTTGTCCATACCCGCTGGCAGCTTGCCAGCACGCTTGGCAGCGGTGGCAGCCTGCTGGATTAGGATGTTGGCGTCGCGCTCAGCCTCAGCCTTCTCGGAATCGGAAAGCTCTCCGCCATCCTCACCCTTCTGATCACGCACCTCGCCCCAGTCTTGGCCCTGCTGCTGATCCTTGGACGGATCGCCTTGGCCTTGTCCGCTCTGCTGCTGTTGTTGCTTCTGCTTCTGGAGCAGGCCCTCGTAGACTTCCTCAGCGGTCTTGCCACGAATAGGTGGGATCGCCCCGTCCGGAAGCTTGAGTCCGCTGTCGAGGATCAGCGCGTTGACCACGTGATCACAGGCGATGTTCCACAGGACCGGATCGCGATCCTTGCGCCGAAGCATGTGCTTGAGGAAGACATGGGCGGCCTCGTGAGCGAGCACGCCGATGGTCTGTTCCTTGCCGATCTTCTCGCAGAACTCAGGGTTGTACCCGAGTCGCTTGCCATCGGTCCACATAGTCGCTGACGTGTCGACAACCTTCTCGAGGTTGAGCAGCAGCGTGGACCAGAAGGGATGGTCGCAGACGAGTGCGACGTACGCCTTGTCGATGATTGGATGCTTCTTCACAGGATTACTGATTGGTTGTTGATGAGCCACTTGGTGAGGGCTGGAGAGGATTCCAGCGCCTTGGACTTGGCGATGCAGTCGCGGACCAGCATCACCCGAAACTCAGGGGACATACGCTCGGAGTACTTCAGGACGTTTCCGAAGTTGCCTGCGGTGACGCGGAAGGCCAGCGCTGCAGCGGTGGCGTAGAGAACATCGGGGCGAGTGGGCAGGTCGCTTCCGTCCGGATCCTTGAGCACGCCGTCAATGTCCGGCATATGGTCGCGGGTCTTGCGGAAGGCGGAGAACTCAGTCGCGAATCCCTCGCCGCACGCCGACTTGTAGGTGTCGAAGTCGTCGAGTCCGATGTTGATGAGGTCGCCCAGCTTGGCAACCGAACGAGGAGTGGGGCACTTGGAAAGGTCGTCCTTGGGCTGCTTGAAGTCGCTGATGAGCGAGGGACGCCAGCGAGCGAAGCCGATGAGCGGTTCGGGCTGACCATTCTGCAGTGCCCAGCCGACCCAGTCGTTGGAGTCGAACTCCAGCTCGTAGATCTGGTCGAAGCGATCGAGCAGTGGCGTGATGAACGTGCCGACACCCGCCTTGTCGCTGCGTCGGTTGGTGGCAGCCGCGAAGGTGACGTGCTCGCTGATGGCGTGGCCATTGACCTTGCGGCAGAGGATCAGCTGCATGAGTGCGGCCTGCACCGAAGTCGGAGCCTGTCCGATGTCGTCGAGGAAGAAGAGCGTTGGCTTGTCCGCCTCGATGAGTTGGTTGAGATCGCCGAAGGGCAGGAAGTGGGCGTTGCCATCGACGATAGCGGGCATGCCCTTGTAGTCGGTCGGGTCGGACACGACAGGATGGCTGATGATACATCGCAGACCAGCCTGCTTGGCGGCCTCGACGATGCAGTCGGTCTTGCCCAGCCCAGGAGACCCCGTAAGGAGGAAGGGCTTGCGGTGACGCATGAGGGTTGCGATGCGCTTGATGATTTCGGAGGACTTCATAGTACTGATGGGTGTTTTACACCTAGTGTTTGGTTTGAATGCTCAAACCTGCCGCCGACACTCGTCGGAGACAGGCATGAACAGCCGAGGACACCCTCGGCCGGTGATTCAGGGAACCTCGTCTGGGTTCAGTGCGTCTTGGGAGACGTCGATTACCATCTTGTGTGCCCATTCCAGCGCCAGCTCAGGGGACTGGAAGTGGTGACCGTACTTCAGCTTCTGCCGGATCTGTTCACGAATCTCGGACAGCGCGAGACGGTAGGCCATACCATTGACGGCGGCCCGATGTTCGGCGGCGTCGTCTGGCAGGTGGAATGTCAGGGTGGAGGTCATTGGAGGTGTAATACACCTACTATGTCACAAGTTCCAGATGAAAGTGGCGCAGGAGGTGACCTTGTTTGCCCCCTCTGTCCAGCCTACCAGAACCGGACGCTTTCCGTTCAGCGGTTGCCGATAGTGCTTCTGCTCGGCCTTCACCCACTCTCCAGTAGAGAGTCTCTGGTATCGCCAGCGACGACCGGACTCGATGGTCCTGCGCTTGGGCGTCCGACCACGCTCATAGAGCATGATGGTGGCAACGTCCGGAAACAACGCCTTGGCCCGCTCGATGGCGGGGTGCTCGCATCCGAGCTTCCAAAGGGCCAGCTCGGTGTTCTTCTGCTTCAACTTTGCTGGGTTCCAGTGGCTCATGGCTCTCTCAGGTATTGGTGGAGCCGGTCAGCCAGCTCCTTGAGGTATTCGTCGCTTAGGTCCAGCTCCTCGGCGGTCTTGTCGTCCTTGAGGGCTAGGCGGGCAGCTTCCAGAAGCTCCAGAAGCTCGCACTGGGAGAATGGAAGCCAGTGTGAGAAGGCTCTCATGCGGCATCCTTCTGCTGGCTCGCGATGAGGGCGAGGTGTTTCAGGCTCCGCTCCACATTGACCTCGATGCGGGTCCAGCTTCCATCCCAAGGCTGGTGGCCCAGCATGAGCCTGCCTCGATGCTTCCAGACAGTTGGTGGAACCGGACTGGTGGGCGTGACGGGTTGCTGCAGGTGGCAGCGCAGGGTAAGCCCCTTGAGGCGTTCCAAGGTGGTTCGGGTGTCCCACCCTGCGGTGGTGATCCACAGGCCATCCATACGCCACTGGGCAATGGGATTGCGGTGAAGCCGAAGGGTCACCCCATCGGTGTCGGTGTTGTCCACCCGCTTGGGGCGGCCCTCTAGGAAGGCGATGCAGACTTCTCTGGTGACTTTTCTCATGCTACTGATGGTTTATGGTTGGTGTTAGAAGATCACCCAAGCCAACCAGAACAGGATGGCTCCGATGAGGATGGTTGCGATGGTGCCGATCAGATCGGCAGTCTTGTTGTTCATTTGATTCGTGAGTTGAACTTCTTCAGGTATGGCAGGGTGGCCTTGGACTTGTAGCCCATCGGCCCGCCATTCCATATCCTTGCCACGTCCTGAGGCGTTACGGCCCGCCCAAGGCGCTTTGGCGTTGCGTAGTGCTTCAGGTAGATCTCTGCCACCTGAGTCGCCTCGGCCCGATTGGTCATTCGGACCCAATCGAACCGCTTCCCCGAGATGCGGTTGACGTCCGCCACCACCTCTCGGTGGATTTGGAGCGGACCTCTAGCCTCGCCACCGTCCCCGATGGCCCTGTCGTTCCCGCCCGACTCGATCGAGATCAGGGCGGATAGAATCACTGAGTAGTTCATTACTGGTGTGTGTTTTGTGAGACTTGATTGTCTCCCAAGCCCCACCGTCTCCGATGGGGCTGGAGTGAGAATCAGGATCTTGGGTACGCCCAGTAGGACGTCCCGTCCTCGAACTCCACCCAGTGGATTCCATTGCGCTCCCCGATGCTCTTGCCGTAAACCCAATCGGCACGAGCGGGGTGGAAAAAATACCCCCACATCAGATCCCCCAGTCGTTGCGGAGGCACTTCCGAGCGAGCCTCCATTGCATCTTGGCGGAAGGGTTGCCCCGAAGGGAGCACCGCACCGCCCGCCTCACAGAGGCCACCGGCCTCCACAGTCTTTCGGCTTGGAACTTCCACCAAGCCGCGTCTCGGTACTTGTTGTACCGCCACTGGGTGAAGGCCACCCAGTCCTTGTGCGCCCGATTCATCGGACACCCCCTTGCGCCTTACGGCGCGCTGCGGCTGACCTCTTAGGCCAGATTACCACCGCCCAGACGGTGGTCTCCCACTCCCACGCCACGCACCACTCGCTCCGAGAAGGTGCGCCTGGGATGATATCGGTCCCGACCGGAACCGATACCATCTTGGCCACCCGACCAAATCGGGTGCCGAATGCCTCCGCAAAGGAGGCTCTTGTCGGCTTCATCACCGACGTCACCTCGACTACCATTGTGTCTGTCATTACTGGTGTTCCTTGTTTCGCCCTACTGGGGCTCATCAGTGCCGGAACATACCGGCAGACAAGGAAGCCCCGAGACTCGGGGCTTGTGTTGTCTTAGGCGTTGATCGCCTTGCGCATCTCGGCGAGCTCGGCCTGCAATCGAGCGATTTCGCGATCCTTGGCAGTCTCAACCTTGGTGGCCTTCGGCATCACGAGACGGAGCACCCCAGAACCAGACCGAAGGTCGGCAGAGTCAGGGAGCATCCCCTTCGATTCCGCGACCGACAGGAATACCGCTCCCGCAGCCTTGCGCTGCGCCGCCTCGTTGTGGAGGGCATCATTTACGTATTCGTTTAGGGCGGACCCTTTCAGGCCCAACCCGCGACCAGCCTGCCTGATCTCTGAGGCAGTAAGGGTTCCGAAGGTGAACTTCTGGCCCACCACCCTGCCCTTCTTAGATAGGATGTCTTTGCAGGAAGGGATGGAGTTGGAGTTAGCGATAGCGAGTGACATAGTTCTTGTGTGTGTGGTGCAAGCGTTGGCCGCGCGTTTTTGCGCGTTTACACCCATCGCGACGAGGACGCCGCTTGCGTGATGGGTAGCCCTTGCCGCCTCAAACGAAGCAACAAGGGAAAGGGATGGTCTCAAACGAGACCATATGTACCGCTTGTCTAGTGCGCAGCCCGTTGACTGCGCCAACAAGTCTAGCCTTGTTGTGCCTCCACACTGGCCATGTACCGCCTTACCGCCCAGTCCTCGCCGCTCCGGACACTCGTCCGCCGCAGTACCAACCCACTCGGGCTGGCCCACTCAAAGCTTCGAAACGAGACACATTCGGGTCCGCGTTTTTCGCCAGTGTTGCTTCGATTTGAAAGAACCGCCGACGTTACCGCCGACACCTTACCCTCGCTTGGCGCGTTTTTGCTCGGTCTTCGCTAGGTGACGGAGGGTTACACAGGCGTTCCCCCCTAGACAGTCCGCGTGCGCGATCTAGTCCGCGTGTACGCGCGTTTTGGTCCGCGTGCGTGCGTATGTACGGGGGGGGTAGAGCGGGGTTCGAGGGGGTGATCGTATGGGATATAGGGTACCCCCCTTCTCAACTCTCTTGGATTTCCATAGGTTGACCCACCCCATCAACTCTCTGGGAATTCCACAGTGTGCTAGGGCTTCCTTCCACCACCACCATTCCCAGATTCGGGTGGACGGTTAGGGGATTCACCTATCACCGCTCACGACACAGCTTATTGGGCTAGGGGGCACCTCCTGAGTCTGCTAGGGCAGACTCATTGCTAACCACAGGCCACTCACTTATTCAGCAGGAGCAGCTGGGGGATACATAAGGGGATTCTTGGTACCCCTGTCAAGCACTAGTCCTGTTACACAGAATAGTAGAATAGTAGGAATGGTAGGGGTGTATGGCGGTTGTGACTCAGTGTTGAAGGGGATGGCTGGGATGGGAGGGTCTGGCTGTGCTGCCAAGGAAGGTCAAGGTGGTGGAGAAGAAGCTGGGGCGGGAGAATGCCTATGGCTTGGCTTGGCATGGGGACAACGTGGTGGAGATCGATCCAAGGCAGAGCGAGGAGGAAAGGCTGGATACCTTGATCCATGAGCTCTTGCATCTGATGGAGCCGGAATGGGAGGAGCAGAAGGTGGAGGCCTATGCGGCGTTTCTGGCCTCTCTGGTGTGGCAGCAGGGGTATCGCAGGGTCAGGGAATGAAAAGGCCCCCAGGAGTCTCCCAGGGGCCTTGGCGCTTACTTCTTGGCTGCGCTCTTCTTGGTACCTTTCTTCTTCTTCATATGCTCACCTCCCTTCCGTCTCTTTCTGGATCGCTCTGAGGTCCGCGAACCAGCGTCGGATCAAAGCCTCATTGGGGCTCTTCAGGACCAGTCCCTGAGCCTCCTCACAGAGCGTGAGCAGGACCCTGTTCTGGATCTGGGTTGTCTGAAGCTTGTCCCTTAGGGATTGGATGGTTCTGCCCGCGTTGGTGATCTCCTGCTCCAGAGTTCTGGCGAACTTGGCTGTGACGAACTCCTCGCCATCGTCTGGGTTGAATCCGAAGAAGACCGCCTTGGAGTCGGTTCTGGGGGTTTCACTGCGCTGCTCACTACACTGGGGCTGTGTATCGTTCATTCTAGGTTTATGGTCTGCTTGATGGCGATCTCGATGGCGTCTCTCAGATGCGGCCACTCCTCTGTGTTGAAGCCGATCTTGCCATCCTTGTCCTCCACCTCAATGTACTCGCCGCCGCCCTCGTCCACGATCCTGATGGTGTAGCTCATTTCACTGAATGTAGGTTCGCCCTCTGGCGACACGCACCACGCTATGGGTCTGAGTTTCATTGGGTTGGTGTAACAAATACTTACCGGTTTTTGTTACCGGCCTCCTTTGCGATCAATGCGTTCTCAAGCAACCTGTCACGCACTACCTCAAGGCTCTTGATGTCACGCAGCAACCTGTTGAGTTCCTTCACAATGGTCACTGGATTCACATCGAAGATCATCTTCTTGTCAGGCCTGACGATGAAGAACCCATCCCTTGGGCCGCAATTAGGGAGCATCTGTAGCTTGTATTTCATGGCTCCTCCTCAGCAATTCCACACATAATCGTCAGCATCTCAGCAGCAACTTTCCCATCCGATCCGTCAGCAAAGAACCGATTGGATGCTCGGTTGATGGCGGACTCAAGCCGCTTGATGCGTTGCCTCAGAGCGAGGTTTTCCTCATCGAGTAACTGTTGCTGGCGGATGATGGAATTCGCTGCGTTGAGTTCGCGTTCTAGCTCTTGGGCAAACTGCCTGAAAACGATTCCCATGCCGATGTGGGCGGCGTCAGTCCTAGGAGTGTCGCTCATGGCTTGGCCTCCCTCGCTTCATCCAGAATCGTCAGCATGTTGACAGCAATCCGACCATCTGTGCCGTCCTCAAAGAATTTGTATCCAGCCCTTTTGATGATGTCCTCCAGCCGCTTGATGCGCTCCTTCAGCGCCTTGTTCTCATCGTAAAGCTGTTCGACTAGATCCACTTGGCTTGGCGTCTCGTCACTCATGGATTGATCTCCTTGTTCGCCGCGATGTCAGTGCCTAGTGTGTAGTGATCGGATAACGGCTTTTGAAGGCGACCCCACTCATCACTGCGTTCAAACCTCGACAGTTTGTCATTTAGGTCTCTAACAGCTCCGCACAGTATGTTGTGCTTTTCAATTGTGAGGATGATGTAGAACGTAAGTACCGCGCTGTAGACTGTGAGCAGTACGATTCCAGCCATGCAGTAGATCATGGCTTTACCTCCTTGACTCGTTGCCAGTCGATGAAGGTAAACGGATTGTGGTCCTGAGCCATCGCATCTCCAGCCTCCTCCAGCCGCTTGATGCGGTCGTTGGCTCTATCACGTTCTGCGGCAATGCGAGCAACATCGGAATTTGCTGCCTCTAGCAGATTGATGCGGTCCTGTAGTTGTCCGTTCTGTATCTCCAGACACGTCATCGAACGTGCCCACTGAGGCCGGAACGTATCCTCGTATGACGATCCGCAGCGATAGCTTTGGATTTGATTCTGCTCGCGGAAAAATGGTAGTCCGCAGTGGACACAGACCATTTTGGTGACGTCACCAATATGATCGCTCATCGTTCACTCCTTTCCCAAATTTCAGCGACCGCTGAAACAGTCGGTTTCAGTGAACCAACATGATCGCTCATTTAACCACTTTCCTGTAGCGGGATACGGTGCTGTTCGCGATGCGGAACGTCTTGGCCAGATGCGCTGAGCTGATCGAGTGTGGCGTCTCCGCAATCTGCTTCTGGATGTCCAGCGGGATCCTCGGGCGTCCCAGCTTGGTCGAACGCTTCACGTTCAGCTGACGCTCCATCTCCCTGCAGAGATTGATGAGGTCTTTGGATGCCAGCTCGACGCCTAGGATGTTGATGACCAGCGCGTCCGTCTTGGGTGTGTCGCTCATGCGTTGTCTCTCTTGATGTTGTTTGGTCCGTATATGTGGAGGAAGTAGCCCTTGCCTCCGAAAGCCTCTGCGTTGTGCTCGACCACGAATCGTCTCTGGCCTGCGCTGGTGTTAAACACCGCAAGCACAGTGCCCTTCATCGTGTAGTCCCCTGTGTACTTGATGACCTTGTCGCCGACCTGAATCGGATCGTAGAGTCCGGCCTCTTCCACCTGTCTGGTTAGTTCACTGATCGATGACATCGTCTTTGTCTGTTATGAGGAAGCAGGGAGTTCCTTCGCCAACGTAGGACCCCAGCTGGTTGTAGTGGTACCACTCGATCGCGTCTTCGCGATTCCCGAACTCCTTGGTGAGCTTTGCCAGCACCTTCTCCTTGTCGTAGCAGAGGACCGGATTCATGCCGAAGCGCTCTACGTATCCCACGATGCAGTCGTCGTAGCCGTCCATCCGCATGACAGCTCCTTCAGACGCGCTCTGATCCTCCGGATATGTATCTCCGACTCCGCCAGCCTTTGCCTTAGGGACTCGTTTTCCTCCAGCACTCTTGCCAGTTCGAGTCTTGCGCGCTTTAGCTGGTGATACAGGTCGACGTGATAGTTTATTCCGCACTGAAGGCATAGTCCCTCTTCGTTCCAGTTGTGTTCGTTGCAAAACATCCGTTCGGCCAGGCCCTTGGTTTCACACTCTCGCAGCCATTAATTATGTGAAGCCACCTAGGAGGGGGAAGGAACTAACCGAACGGTCACCCACCACTCAGTGGGCTAAAAGTGTTTCATCACTGAGACAGCAATCGATTCACCGTCTCAGTCGTCAGGCGCAGCTCCCTCACGATCTCGCGAGTGGTCATCCCATGCTGGTGGAGTTTACGCACCAGAGCCGCTGTGTCATCGGGTTTGACGATGTGCTTCAAAGATTTCTGTGGCTTCGCTGGCTGTTCCAGCTTTGCACCAGTAAGTGCAGCCACCTGCTCCCTAGAGAGTCCAATGCGCTTCAGCGGGTCCACTTGGCTGCTCCTTTCCTTGGCTGCACCGACATCGAGTCCATCTCCACATTTCCAACACACGCCCTGAGGACGAACCCGCTCTGCGCCCTGAATGGATGCACGTACAACATGCTGTTGGTGGTGGGCTCAGTCTCGTCGGTCGTGTAGTAGATCTTCGATCCTGCGCGTGCTGGAGTCAGTGTCACCAGACTTCCATCGATGCGAACACTGATGAGCGGCTTGTACGAGACCACCTCGGAGCGCGTCTCGATGGTCTTGGCTCCATAGGTGGCGGCGGCCTTGTAGACACCCGCGTCTCCCTCGAGCATGTATTGGATGTAATACATGCTGTTGGTGGCTCCAGGAATGGCCTGACCATCCTTGTACCACTGGTAGGCGCTTGGACGGTTGGCAACCGCACGAAGCCGATACGAGTCGCCCTCCACCAGAGTGACGCTCCTCGGGTTCGTGACGAACGTGAACCATAGCATTCCCCAGACCCACGTGATCATTTGACCCTCCGCCTCATTTGGCTGCGCGCTGAGTGGTACTTTCTGTTGTACTCCTTGATCTTCTTCCACCGTTCTGGAGATGCCCACTTCTCGCGAATGCCGTACTTGGTCTTCTCGTAGTTGACGAAGTAGAAGCCATCCGACCTGCGGTCTCCAGCAGTTCTGATCACATTCGATTTCACGTGGTGCTCCCGTATGCGATGTTCCTGAGCGCGTCGATCGGTTGATGCCACGCAGTGGTTCCAGAAGTAGAGCTCACCGTAACAGATGGATTGCTGGTGAACTTCAGCTCCTTGATCTCAATGTTCTTTGCTGCCAGCTCAAGCGCCTGCCTGCTGTTCTGCACCTCGAGATCCCTGACCACGCGCTCCAGATGCCGCACCTTGGCGTCACCGCCCTTCAGTCGGAACAGCACGTCGTCCGCAGTCTTCACCTGCTCCAGTTCCGCGACGAGCTCCTTGAACGCCTTGGACAGATGCTCGTCCGCAACCTGCTCACCCTTGTAGAAGATGCCCTCTTCGGTGAGCTCCATTACGGTGCGCCCATTGATCTTGAAGCGGAATTGCCCGCCCTCTCCAGTGTCAGTCTCCATCTTCATCGTCTTCCTCTCCGCTGCGTTCGATCATCACGTCGCACTTGGCGTGCTGCTCTGTCCTGATCACGAAGTCCTTCACCTGTCCGTATCGCGTGAGCCAGTTTCCGACCCCAGCGCTCACGTTGACCGTTCCACCATCGGAGCTTGGATCGTGGACGGTGGCGAAGATGTGGATGGTGTCGAAGTGCTCTCCAAGAGAGTCGACCGCCTTCGTCACGATGTCCCTGTAGTCAGACTCAAGCATTGGGCACATCCTTTCGGCGACGACCAGTGATGATCATGTTCGCGTGGGACCGGCTGCACTTGTACTTCTCGGAGATCTCGACGTAGCTCATGCCAGCGGCCTTGTCCTTCTTCATCGAGAGGATCTGCTTGTCGGAGATCTTCACAGGCCAGCCGCCCTTCTTGCGTCCCTCATAGGGAGACTTGAGCTTGATGCCAAGATGCTTGTCTGCGACCTCGATGATCTCCTTCGCAGTGCAGCGTCTGGCGCGCACGATCTGGCTGATGGTGAGGCCGTCCTTGATGTCCTTGATGATGCCTTTGAGTATTGTAGGAAGCATGTTCGTGTAGAGGTGTATTACACCCAGCGACAAAGTCAAAACTGAACTTCAACTGTTTTTACGACGATCCGTTCCGCGCCCTTCATGTCGACGTAGGATCTGGACTCCTTCCTGAAGGTGGAGCTGGTGTGGTTGATCAGGGCCATCTCGCCTCTGGTCTTGAAGTTGGAGACGACGATGGGTCGGAAGTCGCTCTTGTTCCCAGCGTCGAACACCTTCTTCAGGAAGGCCACCCCGCTTGGGACGCAGTAGATCAACATCCAGTGCGGCACCATCAGCTTGATGACGTTCGCGTACGAGCTCTGCAGCTTGTCGAAGCTCACCATCGCTTCCATGTCATACTTCACGCAGAACGCATCCTCGGTCATGTTGCGCGACTTGATCTCGAGAGTTCCGAAGATCTCCTTGGTGGCCTTGTCGATCATCACAGCATCGACGCGACTGGGTTGGTCGTCTGGGAATCCGAAGATCCTGACGAAGATCTTTCCATCGATCGCATGCCTCTCGACCGCAGCGCAAGCTTCCCAGCCATGCTTGATGAAGGCCTTTCCGCTCTGCGTTGTGGCTCCCATCTGCATCAGTTGAGAGCAGGGTCTTGGACCAGCGAGACGACCAGCTGACCTGAGTCCACCTCAGCGATCAGCCTCATGTTTGCAGATCCCTTCACGAGATCCCTGAGGCTCATCACCGAGACAGACATCGATCCGCCATTCTCGAGAATGATCGCAGACAGGATGGTCGTGAACATCGGAGACTTTGGATCGTCCGTCTTGGTCAACACGTCCTCCCACTGCAGCGGTTCGCTCATGGCCAGCTCGGGTAGTAGACGACGCCGTCTCCTTTGTAGTCGACCACCTCGACCGCGTTGACGCGATCCAGCTTGCAGACGTGCTCGGCGAGCTTGTCCTGAGGCAGCTGGCTGTTCGAGATGATGGCCAGAGTCACGTCGTTGTTCTCGTACACCGACTTGAGCTTTGTCTCTTCACGCCAGACACGCACCACTCTCCCGCCGCTAAGCGAGACCCTTGTCATCGATTCAATTATCTTTCCCATAGAAGAATTGCAGTTGTCCGCAGGCTACGTCGTATGCCGCCGCAAGGCTGAGCTTCTCTACCTTCCGCCTGTGCTTCGGCCGGAAGTGGATCGTCCCGTCCTTGAACCATACCCTGACTTGGTCTTGGCCGATCGTGATGTAGGCAAGCTGCTTTGAGGCTCTTCGCCGAGGAGCATCAGTCTTGCCCACTGGCTTCGGTTCAGGCCCTGTGATGAAGCTTGGTTGTCGATCTGGCGCATCTGCTTTTGTGATACCCATAGCGCTAGCAATGTCCTTCCTTCAGCCCTGGCGTTTGACATTCCCTAGGTGTTATACACCTAGCCTTGTTGATCAACGTTCATGTGCCGAAAAGTCTTCAGTCTGCCGGATCAAACCTTGAGAAGAACTCGGTCTTCCTGCGGACGTAGTGCTTCCCATTGCGTTGGTAGATGACGACCTTCTCCTTTATCTCTCCGACGCGATACTCCGCTTCGCAGATGTAGTCGACGATGGTCTCAGGAGAGAGGCGGTTCTTGTACTTCTTCATTTGATGAGGCGATGGCATCCGTTCTTCTTTGCGAACTCCAACAGGCAGCAGATGCACCAGCGCCCATCAAGGTCATGCTTTGCCATCAGAAGTCCACCAACGTTGATCGCAGGCGGTTCGTCCCCATGAACGGGACAGGACTCGACCGGCTTGTCCCCATGAAGTGCTTGATTCAGTTCTTCCTTTGAAACTATTTCGCTCATGTGTGGAATGGGTGTAAAACACCTTTGCGATTACGTCAACACACTATAGCCGAAAACTGCGCGCTTGAGGTCCGGAGGTGTGAAGGACGGGCTCTTGATGAGCTTCATGTTCTGCGCGTTGACCCTGAAGCAGCGATCGGTGCGACCCTTCAGGCGCGTGATCATCCAGTTGTTCTGGGATGCCTTCTCAATGCTTCCAGATACCTCCTCGTCGGTCCACAGCTTGGTATCATTAGAGTCGCACACCGCATCGAGCGCCTCATAGAAGGAGAACCCAATGGAGTCGGAGATCTTCACCAAGCTCAGCAGCGCGCCCTCCACGCGCCGGACTGTGTCGTAGGACGGCCCTTTCGCCAGCTCGAACAGGTCGATGTTCACAGCGGTCTCGGCTGAGGCAAAGCTGCTGAATGATGGGAGCACACCCAGAGTGGTTCCGATGGTCAGTCCGCTGGCGTTCAGTAGCCCAAGGAGCGTGAATGCCACATCGCCGACATCATCTGCCAGATCGATGCGCAGGTTCTCGATGCGCTTGGCGGATTCGATGAGCGACTCCGCAGAGGCTGGAGTCCTGAGCAGCAGCGACTGCGTGTTCTCTGCCAGAGCCTTCGAGTAGTCGATGGAGTGGGGCAGGTACTCGTCGAACCACTCGCTGTTCACGTAGCTCATCTGCTTGTCGTAGAAGGCCGGATCGCGTTGGTTGGCGATTGTGGTTACAGGCTGTCCGGCAACATCACGCTGCCACTCGAACACCCGACGCTGATAGTGCTGCAGTCTCTTCATGGTACTTCCTTGAGTTCTGGATTGTCGTCGAAGCGGCAGAACGGTCCCTCATACCAGAGGCCAACCGAACCGCATTCGCCGTCTCTTTGCTTGGCGACGAGGAGCTGAGCCTCGCCACGAGATTCTTCTCTGTTTCGTGTCAGAAGACAGACCGTATCGGCATCACGCTCGATCTGTCCAGAGTCCGCAAGATCGGAGAGTCTGGGCGTCCTGCCCTTCTCCTTCTCGCTCTCACGATTCAGCTGGGCCAATGCCACCACCGATACCCCGCACGAGTCCGCGATCGCCTTGAGCTTGGAGGACACCTCAGCCACCTCGTAGGTCCGCTTCTCGTGACGCTTGGTTGGCAGCACCTTCTGCAGGTAGTCGACGAAGACCACCTTGACCCCATGCTTCCTCACAGCCCTTCGGATCTCAGCCCCAACCTGAGCCGATGTCATTCCTGACACAGCATTGCAGTAGTAGAGCGGAGCAGCTCCGATCTTGCTGTTGGCCGAGAAGACCCGCTGGTACTCGTTCGGGTTGAGGTTGCCACGCTTGAGCGTCCCCATCGAGACCGATGCCACAGAGGCCATAATGCGGCGCGCTATGGACGCCTCGGACATCTCGCAGGTCACGAAGAGCGTCGGAACCTTCGCTCCAATGCAGATCGAGCAGACCATCGAGGTGGCTAGTGCGGTCTTGCCGATCGAAGGTCTGGCAGCGACGAGGAACATCTCTC